CGTTGACAACGCAGATGTTTTGGTTGTCCTTACAGTTTATGCGGTAATAACAATAATTGTATTAATGATTACAGAAGGTATGGCGAAAGACGATGATGAACCACCGTATGACCCCTTCACCTACTAACCGCCGCAACTGTGGCACGGCTCGCGTCGTCGCCAACCTGCTGCTCATCGGCTGCCTCGTGTGGCTGGTGTTTGCGGTAGCGGTTGGCTTGGCGATTGGGGTGTATTTGGTATGGACATATTAACTCGTAGGGATTAATAGTGATATATGGAATAAACACTTGTCACAAAATGTCGCAAAGTTATTAGTGTTTGTAACGTTTTAGGACAACCACCAAAAAGGGTGTATTCATGAAATATTATGGCGAACCGATGATAAAGTATTTTCACGAACTGACTGATGAGGAATTCGATAAACTACTTAAAGATGGGGGAATGACATGGAAAGAATGCTCTTATAAATATCCACGCCCAGAATGGTGCAACTATCCAGACGCAGTTTGCGGATTGACGGGATGTTGGTCTCTTCGAGGACATTGGGGCAACGCTAGACGAATAAGAAAAATCGAGGATTGCGAAGGCTGCGATTTATTAAATGTGGTAACAACGCCCGCCGCTATTACCAAAAGCGGGTGAAATGGGAATAAGGAAATGACAGATATATTGCTCCACGAAGGCAAGTACAGCTTGATCGGTACGGGCGCTCACAAAAGTGATTATTTGTATATGTTTGATCCCCACCGCCCCGCCAACCGTCTCGCCGAATCAGAACGCCGCCCCAAGCACAAGGAACGGCTGTCTAAATACGGTATAAAGATTGTGAGTGACCCCCTGGATGTTGGCGGCTTTGCGTCCGGCACGAGGCTGTCTAAATTTGATTATGATTGTATGCTTTCAAGCTCTGGCTTTACTCTTGGAACAGTCCTGATTAAGAAGGGCATATTATATATTGTGTACGACGACAACGGAAGACAGCGCGTGAAAAACCATAGCATCTCAACATCACCCCAAAATCGTGCTCAACCCCCTAAAACGAGCCCTCAGGCGATTTAATCCTCAAAACGATACGTTGACACATAAGAGAAACTAAATGCTAAAAAACAAGGAAAAAACATGTTATTCATGCAAAAGCACGAAACCCATTGCTGAATTCTACAAAAACTCCTCAATGTGTCTCTGGTGCAAAGAAACGTATGATCTTTATTTGCAAGGCGAGCGTGGGGCATATAACCAAAAACTCCGTCATCCCCCATCGTTTTGTAGAACTTGCTGGTCGTGCTTACACACAAAACCATTACCGGAGTTTTACGGAAACACATCGCTATGCAAAACCTGTAGAAACGAAATCATTTTGCGCTTTGCAAATATACGAGGCGGTGATAGGCTAGTTGTTTTCCCCGCCCCGCCTTATTGCGATATTTGTGAGGCTCCCTGCCCATTATTCCAATCTAACAAGTGGGGGTTATCATGGCTATGCAAAGCTTGTGCGCCTACCGCGCATCGCCCTTCCCATCCAAAAGATCTGCTTATTCCAGACGCGGCATGTAGTTTTTGCATTCATGAAGAATCGTGCGTCCATCGCATAAAAATAGGGTTATGGGTACATTGTGAAAGACCATCTATGGATACACTCCGGCGCGCATTTTATGAGCTTCGAAAACAATCCCCCAAAGACGTTAAGCTAATCCGCTCCGCAATAAAGAAAGTGCTCCGGCATACGCCGAAGCACGTTCTCAAGGAGGAGATGTCAAATGAAGTCAGGTGAAAACCTGGCTTTATTCGCTTAGGGGGGGTGTAGACTTAATCCGTTTCATACTGAAACAGAACTCGCCATAACCCATCGAAATCTTTCCAGAAACCTGTAAATTTATTGTATTGATCGGGGACATCCTGATAAGAAACACAATCCTCAAAGATCAAAGTTTTCTTAGACTTACTAATTTCAATCTGCACACCAGCATCCATTTTGTCTATGTCGGCGGCGGGAAGGCAGAACGGGTTGGTAACAAACTGCCCATTAATAGACATTTCGAAATTGTAAATCGCAGGAATGACAGTATAGACTTTTTCCACTGGAACTACTTGAGTACCCGCTTCGAGGAAGAAGTAATAAAATATCCCCTTTCCTTCCTCAACAGGTTTCAACCACACGGCTACATCATGGTTTGAAATATTCTTCGTTCTCAACCTGGTAAGGTTTATGCCCGTAGCGGCAATCAGCGCGAACGTCAAAACTACTATTAGCAAAATTTGGAACCATCGTAAGTTTTTCATACATTACTCCTTGTGATTAGTTGATAGTTGAATTGTAGTATCTAATCTCCTCCGGGAGATTTTTTTGCTTTAAGCACAAATCTATTTTTCAATACACTCGATATAAATTGTGCGTTCGTCTGTACGACCATCGGTAGTTGTAATCTTGTTTTCAACGGCATAGGTCGCTCCTGCCGTTCCACCGGATAACCACACTGTCGCGATGGTCGTTGTATTAGAATCTGAGGTCTCGGTTAATCCAGTTGGAACAGTCCATTCACTTGTGATGATTGTATCATCATTTAGCCAATCCGACCAGTCGACTTGATAATCCAAAATCGCTTCTGGATCTTTTGTAAATCTATTATCTGCCATTATTCCTCACAAATTACCTTGTATATTCTAACACAAAATTCCGGCGTGTAAACCCTGGTCTCCACACAAATTACCTTGTATATTCTAACACAAAATTCCGGCGTGTAAACCCTGGTCTCCACAGGGGTTAAAGTTCTAGATTCATCGTCAACATAATAAATCCTACACTCTGGCGTCTCCGCCGAGGGAGATGCACTTGGGCTTGGAGAAGGACTTTTTGAAACACTTGGGGAAACTGAAGGGCTTGTGCTTGGGGAGACGCTAGGGCTGACCGACGGAGAGACTGACGGAGATACAGAGGGTGAGACTGACGGACTAACGCTCGGCGATACACTCGGAGATTCGCTTGCGCTTGGGGAAATGCTCGGACTTACCGATGGGCTGACTGAGGGTGAGACTGACGGACTAACCGAGGGCGAAGCCGAAGGACTGACTGACGGGCTTACCGAGGGGCTTACGCTTGGGGAAATACTCGCTGATGGTGAAATACTTGGGCTAACAGATGGGCTTGCGCTAGGACTAACCGAAGGACTTACACTCGGCGAGATACTGGGACTTATAGAGGGCGAAGCGCTGGCGCTTGGGCTTATGCTCAGAGACACCGACGGCGAGACAGATGGGCTTGCACTTGCACTTGGTGAGATAGATGGTGAAACAGATGGTGATGCGCTTGGGCTGATGCTTGGCGAAACAGAAGGGCTTACAGACACGCTCGGTGAAACACTCGGCGAAACGCTTGGCGAAATTGAGGGCGATATACTTGGGGAAACACTTGGGGAAACCGAAGGCGAAACGGAAGGTGAAACGCTAGGCGATACCGACGCGCTTGGGCTTACGGACGGACTGATTGATGGCGAAATACTCGGAGACACCGAGGGTGAGACAGATGGCGAAATACTTGGAGAAACAGATGCGCTAATACTCGGTGAGACAGAAGGGCTCGCGCTTGGCGAAACGCTTGGGGAAACCGAGGGCGAAATACTGGGTGAGACGGAGGCAGATGGACTCACCGATGGTGATACGCTTGGTGAAACCGAAGGACTGATCGACGGGCTAGTTGACGGTGAAACTGAAGGTGACACACTCGCGCTTGGAGAAACAGATGGGGATACGCTCGGGCTTACACTTGCGCTTGGGGAAATACTTGGAGAAATCGAAGGCGAGATTGACGGACTAACTGATGCCGAGGGGGATATGCTTGGACTGACAGAAGGTGATACGCTTGGTGAAACCGAAATCGAGACCGACGGAGACACCGACGGCGAAACACTTGGAGAAACACTGGCGGAAGGCGATGGGGATGGGCTTTCCGAGACCGAGACAGACGGAGACACCGAAGGTGATACACTTGGCGAGACCGAAGCACTTGGACTTACTGACGGCGAGACAGAAACTGAGACGCTGGGGCTAACGCTTGGGGAGACCGAAGGACTAATGCTTGCGCTTGGACTTATTGAAGGACTTGCCGACGCAGACACGCTTGGGCTTACGCTCGGAGAAACCGAGGGGCTAACTGAGGCTGACGGAGAAATGCTTGGGCTTACGCTTGGAGAAACACTTACCGATACGGAAGGTGAAACCGACGGACTAACTGATGCACTTGGGGAAATTGAAGGCGACACCGAAACGGAAACCGACGGCGACACCGATGGCGAAATCGAAGGTGATACGCTGACAGAAGGGCTTATAGATGGAGAGATTGAGACCGATTCACTTGGAGAAACCGAGGGCGAAACCGACGGGCTTACTGATGCGCTTGGAGAAATTGATGGTGAAACGCTCGGAGAGACTGACGGGCTTATGCTTGCGCTAGGTGAAACCGAAGGACTTTCCGAAGGCGAAATACTTGAACTTACCGATGGGCTTATGCTTGGGCTTACAGAAGGGCTTGTTGACGGGGAAACCGAAGGAGAAACAGACGGACTCTCGGATGCCGACGGAGATATAGATGGTGAGACACTTGGAGAAGCCGAAACCGAAACTGAAGGAGAGACAGACGGAGATACTGATGCGCTTGGGGAAAGTGATGGCGATTCGCTCGGGCTTACAGAAATTGAAACCGAGGGGGAGACACTAGGCGAAACACTAGCCGACGGGCTTAATGATGGGCTGGCGGAAACCGATTCGCTTACCGATACAGATGGTGAAACTGACGGGGAAACAGATGCACTTGGCGAAACCGAAGGACTTACCGAAACCGATTCACTTGCACTAATACTTGGGCTTACAGAAGGCGAAACACTTGCTGAAGGACTGATTGACGGACTTACACTAGGGCTAATTGAGGGGGAAATGGATGGGCTGATGCTCGGCGAAATGCTCGCACTAGGCGAGATCGAAGGACTGACCGACGGAGAGATACTGGGACTTATTGATGGGCTAACTGAAGGCGAAATACTTGCGCTTGGAGAAATCGAAGGACTGATTGATGGGCTTACGCTTGCGCTCGGCGAAATTGATGGGCTTACCGAAGGGCTTACGCTCGGACTTACACTTGGACTTATAGATGGGGAAACGGATGCACTAGGACTGATCGAGGGCGACACACTCGGCGAGATTGACGGCGAAACCGATGGGGACACACTTGGCGAGATTGACGCGCTAGGAGAAATTGAAGGACTAACCGAGGGCGAAACAGACGGAGAAACCGAGGGCGAGACGCTTGCGCTAGGGGACACCGAGGGTGAAACAGATGGACTTTCTGAGGGAGAAACGCTCGGAGAGACCGAAGGACTGACGCTTGCGGAAGGACTTACACTTGGGGAAATTGAAGGACTTACACTTGGGCTTTCTGAAGGCGAGACTGACGGCGAAACGGATGGTGAAACCGAAGGCGAAACGGATGCAGAAGGAGAAATGCTGGGCGAAACACTTGGACTAATACTTGGGGAAATTGAAGGACTTTCACTTGGAGAAACACTTGCTGATGGACTAACGCTTGGGCTAACAGACGGCGAAACGGATGGACTGACAGATGGTGAAATACTTGGCGAAACACTTGGTGAAACGCTTGGAGATACACTTGCCGAAGGGCTTATACTAGGACTAATGCTTGGGCTAACCGAGGGCGAGACACTTGGACTTTCTATTGCTGCGCCTTCCCGAATAGTTACCCTTATTTGAGTGACTCTTCCACTAGATTCTTGTGTCGCGTTAAATGCCGATGCTCCAGCATCGCCAATCTGATCTCCGCTATCATACATATACCCACCATAGTCTTCGGCATTATCCCGCTCCATTGTTGCGCCAGATGGTTGATACCAGCCAAAGTATTCTCCGGTAGCAATGGGGAAAATATTGTTAGGGAAGTCTACTCCTTCAACAAATGTATTAAGACCTGCACCTAAAACAAAATCTTCCTTGTAATATGTGTCAGTAAAATTATTGCTAGACCTCGTGAATACCGCAAACTGAAAACCCGTTGGGTTGTAATCTGCGGGATAGACTTCTATCTGGCTAATATAGCCATTCTCAAATGGCGATGCTTCACCAAAGACGTATGTGTAGTTGCCGGTTGATGCGGAAGATTGGTTTGCGGGCTCGGTCTTGCAGCCCATGTACAGGGCGTATTCAATTGTCAGTTTAGGACGATGGGCTGCCGTTGATTTATTGGCTTGGGCAAAATTCTTAAATGAGTTAACAACCGAAGTAAATCTAAGCCACCACCCATAATTTGTATATGTTCCATTAACAAAATCCTGTACATCTGATTGCACATCATAGGTATGGTAGCTAGGGTCTACGCTAACTGTTTGTGTATCTGTGGCAGTTGTAACATAATCGTCATCATCTCCACCCCCCGCGCCCCCAATCCATGCCACAGAACCATTGTGGTTTCGATAATTCCAAGTGCATCCATCAACTCCTACCCCAGGTGTAGCCCCATTCTCAATACCTTCCCACCATGTAGACAACCCTCTATATATTGCAATATCCCTGTCATCCTCATCCGATTGGTAATGTAGATATAATTGTAAGTCGGCACTAAGCACAGTAGAATTAGTGGGAATAGAAGAAACGTCAAATTGTATTAATCCTTTTAGTTCATCTGTGGCACTATTCCACCAACCAATACAAATATCAACATAATCCCCATAGTTAGTATCAGCCGCCCCTGCATATATTAAAGTATCATTTCCGGCTGTCTCGTCAGGTTGCAACTCTAGCGTGGGGTCAATCAATGGCTTACTCATTCCCGTCAAATCAGGAAGCGTAAACAATGCGTACCATTGACCCGCCTGTTGAACAAATTTATGTGCTATTTGCCGTGTGTCGTATGGATTGTCATAATCGTAGACTACCGGCTTTCGCAACCGCATCACCTTCTCGCCGTTAGCATAAATCTGGCCGCCAATTCTGTTTAGCCCCGTCAACCCAACGGGCATGGCAAATTGTGACCATCTCTCCCAATCAGATTTAAGTAGTATCCCCCACTTGATGTAGTGACCTGCGTGAACAATGTGGGCGTTCTCGTAATCGGTAGTCCATTTCAGGCGATTGCCTATCCGCGTTCTATTCCCAAATCCAGGGCGCACCCAATTCCCCCCAACTTTTATTAATGGTGCTCCAAACTCAAAATATCTATCCTGCTCCCGTGTTGGGTGAACTCTAAAGTCGCCATCATCTGCAACCGATACCATAAGCCGCGACGCGCTGACCATGTGCGGACGCGCGGATATACCACTATCGCCCCAATCAGAATTAATGCGTTTTAATACACCCCCATCATCATACGCAATTGGAGTAATGTGAAATGTCTGGCGGAAACGACCTCCGCCAAGCGATTCTATTTCAACATGAGAGTTAAGGAATTCGGACACCTAATACCTCGTTGAGTCTATCAAATCCTTTTCCATAAATGCCCTAACGTACCCCACCCAGGCACATTAAAGTTCTTTTTGGCTTCCCACCCTTTGGTAAACTTCTGATTGCGGAATTCTTCTTTAGTCCACCTGGAGGCGGTTGCGTTTTTGTCGTGCCGTAAATCAATATTTGGGAATTCGGATTTCCAGCCCTCGGCTTTGTAATTATTAAACTCCTTAATTCTATTATGAGTGCCCGGTTCGAAGCCGACCTTTCTTATATTAATGTCAGGGTTATTTTCAATCATCTCAACTAGCTTTGTGTAATACTCAAGCAGAAATTCTCGATTAGCACAAAGCCCTGATAACTGTTTGCAATCATCGACTCTTACCCCAAACCCGTCACTCATGCGAATCTTTACTACGTTCGTGTTGTAATAAAACACATCCTTCTCTTTTGGTACGAAATAGAAATGTGAGTTGTGATAAAGGATATCGTGTTCACAAAAGAACACATAGTCGGTATCAAGTTCTTTTAGACCGGCTAGAATTTGGCGGAACATAGTAAGATACCCTGGCTTTTCGGACAGGCGAATATTGTCCCCAAAGTCAAGCGGTTTCAGGGAAACACTTACAATTCTATGCGTGCCAATAGACTTTTTAATCTGCTTCTGGCACTTCTCCATTATATCACCATCTAAATCGTTATCCGTGTAATAGAGAACGCCCCATGACTTGACGTTTTCCGTACCAGAAAATATCGCGCCTGCCCTCACAACTCGCGCTAAATCCTCGTCGCTCCAATCAGGGACGGGCCAAAACCTCTCGACTAACCACGATAGCGGATAAATCTGTTTATCCCACTTATTATTTAAAAATGTATCTCTTAATTGATTCTTTGCCTTTTTTTGTTCCCTTCCAGGATTTGAATAAGGAAAGCTAAAATCGCCTCCCTGAGTGCGAAATAGGTGTGCATACCATGTTTTCTTATTGCACATTACTCGTCCGCCGCTAAGCCATGTTTTTATGCTGGTCTCCGCGCCTTGACCACCCCAACTTCCCCATGTCTCGTCGCATAAATTTAATTCATTATATTTCTCCCTGGCAATCATAAAGCAAGAGCCTTGTAGAGACATTGTTTCCACTAAGTCGCCTGTCTGCTTCTTTTTATACTCACCAAAATATTTGAATTCTAAGTCGCTAGTGAAACGATAGGACGTACTATTGGGGCTTGGCTTTGCTTGCCAAAGAATATCGCGAGTCGTAGGTTTCCCACACTCGGTACATGCTCCGCTTGGCCCCTGATACCGTCTGTGTCCATCCTCGCATACCCAATCGAACCCGTGCAAATTTTTCATTAGTGGTACGAAAGTCCAGTTATCGTTCATATCCGCGAGCATTTTCGTGTCCATGCCCTCGTCAATGGAGCAGTGAGCGTCCATCTTCATAATGTATTTTGCGTCGCTAACACTCACCGCCCTATTACAGCAAGCCCGCTGTCCGATGCTTTCCGGATAAAATAGAACTGTAACCCTTTCGTCAACCGGTAGCGGTGGATCCGCCCATTGCCCGTCTAACACGGCAATAATCTCTGTGTTGCCCCTAATATTGTCCAGTAAATCTTCAATTGTCTTTGCTAGAAACATTTCGTTTCTTGCGGGAATAATTATGCTTAAATCTTTTGGTATATTTCTCATTTATAAACCCTTTTTTCTTTAGGAACCCAGAGTGGGTGATCAGATAGTGATTCGTACTCCAATTCTAAGTAGTGTTTTATTATTGTTTTTTGTCCCGTCCACAATTTGTATTTCAGGGGCGCGGTACGTCCCCCGCCCCGACGATACTTTATCGCATGATTTGAGATCATCCCCAAACTTTTAAGTTCCTTGTAAGCGCCTACGGCCCAGCCTATCCGATCTTCAGACCTTGCTATGTCGTCAATGTCCCGAAACATAAAAACGATAAGCGTATCATCCTCGGCATAATATTCTATGGTGCTGCTCATTGTCGGGCATTGCACAACGATAGACTCGGCTAAAATTGTTTTCGCAAACTTGTCTGCATTGAAAACAAAAGCAGCCTCATCAACATATTCATAGCCCGTGTCGGCAGCGATCATCCTGGCGGCAATTTTTGTTCCCGATCTTTGCGGCCCCGTTACGAGTATTCTTTTATATTTTATTAAATGTTCGAACATTTTTACTCGCTATAAACAACCTTGCTTCCGTTAGGCTCAAACGAGAAGTTTGTTGGCTTAAAACCCAGGGATCTCGCAATCGCTGTGTGCTTATCCTGTGGCGCATAGAAAAGTAGGAATCCGCCACCACCGGCACCACAAATTTTGCCCCCGATTGCCCCCGCTTCTTTCGCCTTTCTGTACCATTTGTCAATTAGTAGGTTTGAATCATCACCATTAAGACGCTTTTTCAACTGCCAGTTTTTGTCAAGAAGTTCCCCAAAATAATCTAGCTGGTTTAGCTTAATGGCGACCCTCATTTCGTGAACAATTCCGACCATCTCTCGCAAAACCCCCTGGCGTTCTTTGTTGAACCGGCTTTTTTGGGCAGCCAAAATCTTGTCGGATTGCCGATATACACCAGTATAAAACATTATCAATCGCGATTCAAGTTCCTTTTGAACTTTTGGCAAACACTCGACCAAATCACTATCAACCGTTCCATCAGTATTAAAGCGAAAAGTTCTCCACCCGCCATAGGCCGCGATGTACTGATCCTGTTTACCAATCGGCTTTTTAAGTCTTTCAATTTCAACCTGACACGCCATTTGTGCCAAATACTCAGGAGTGATAGCAATCCCCTTGCAGGCATAGAGACCGTTCAACAACCCCGCGACATACGCGCTCGACGAACCAAGACCTGTCCCACCCGAAGGGATGTCGGCGATTGACACAATTTCTATGCCCCCATCAATCTCGGCAAGCCTCAAACATTCCTTGATTAGCTCATGCCGAAGATCTTCAACATCATCTACAATTTCTGTCACCGAATAGCTGGCGCGGATCTTGTTGTCAAACTTTGGATTAATCGCAATATAGATGTATTTATTAATAGCGGTAGAAAGAACCGCCCCGGGCTCCTCTTTGAAAAAATACTCCATATCACTCATACCACCGACAAACGAGATCCGGAGAGGTGTTCTTGTAAGAATCATATTTGTTCTCCTAAACAATGTATGAATGGGTGCCGTCCAAAATGCGACCTCGCATGTTCAAGATTCAAAATATTATAGCCAGCAAACAAGCCCTCCCTGACCGCCTCCTCGGTTGCGCGCCAATAATCTTTTGCATCGCCGGCCCTTCTCCCTTCGTGCTTGGGAAACCCAAGCGTAGGAATAGCAATATAAAGATGCCCACCCTTTTTTAATACGAAATTCATGTTGGCGATTGCTTGCCACGGATTTGCAAGATGCTCCAATACGTGAAGACACAGAACTGCGTCGAAACAACCTCGATCGAAGTTCTTTGTTAGATCGTATACACTAAGAATCCTATCGACATTTAGTCCAGCATAAATATCAATCCCTAAGTACTCACTATCAGGAAACAAAGATTTTGGACTTGTGCTTATTCCTTTTCTGTTTTCGTTTTCTCTACTACCGACGTCAAGAACAAGTTCGGGAACAATGTTGTGCTCTTTGTTTATTTCTTTCATCCAGACAAGCGTGTGATCAATCATCTCGGTCCCATTTAGTCACGTCTATGTGGTTGCTCAAAATGACTGCTTGCGAAAGATGCGAACCATATAGTTGTATGTGTTTAAACAGCGGATATATTTCGCTGTAACGGTAGTGTTTTTCGTCACGCCCTCGCGCATCGTGAACGACCAGGCATTGTGCGTAATCCGCCAATCTTCTTATTTCCTCTTTTCGTCTTATGCCCGGGCCATGATCCACGAGAACGATGCCCCAGGGTTTTTCAATGGCTATCTTGTCCCAATCATCCACAAAGACGACTTTATGAAAACCGCTCTCGTGAGGATCGTCTCCGCAATGTTTGACTAGATCATACCAATACTTGTCATGCTCGTAGGTGATCAATGATCTGCCCTGATGCCCACACATCCAATGCAAGAATATCGTGCTGTGCAGACCACTCCCCAATTCGAGAATATCACCGCCCACCATCTCAAGCGCTTTTACCAACGCCGGAAAATAGGAGGCGTAATTTTTGTGTGTCCTTACTCTCATTTTCCCCACCCGTTTTTGTTCGCTACTAAAGTTTTGTTCACTATGTTTTCCTCGTAAATAGCTTTTGAATATTTTTCTGTCTCCGCCCAAGATAGGCCGGGCCGAAGATTTCGGTATTTAACTGGCTTGGGCGTATATATATAGGCGGCCAAATACGACGGTGTTTGCTTAAATTTTCCACCACGTCGTTTTAATCTCGCTATTAAATCCTTGTCCTCTTTACCATAAAGATCAAATCTTTCGTCATATCCGCCAGCACTTATAAACTCATCTCTGTTACATCCAATAATGCCGCCGCCCCTTGGGTGGGCCTCTAGCCATACACAATCTCCCCCCTTTAATAGTTCTCTGACCGCCTCAAAATAACCCTTATCTAATATATGATCTGCACAAGACAAAATAAGAAACTCTCCACAGGATGCTAGTGCAGACAAATTCCTGGCGTGCGCCACACGAAAATATTTTCCTTCTGTGTATTTCTTATACGATAACATGCTTCCACCCGTGAGATCAGTGGTTTCGACTGTATGCCTCATAAATTCAGCCAGGTTGTCCGGAGAGTTGTAATCCAAAACCATTATTTCTACTGGAGGGCTGGTGTTGGCCGCTCTGATCAAAGACGGCATGACTATTCTCAAGTCGTGCGTTCTGTTGTGGCAAGGAATACAATAGCTAATTATCATATCTTTTTACCGAGCACATGCTCATACCCCAGCAACCTCGCTATGCATAGCCGATGCAATCCGTCCCGAAGGTGCACATTATCAACATAATAAATCGGTGTTTTAATACCATTCTCCTGAATATCTTTTGCTAATGCCTCGTTATAAATAAGTTTTTTGATACAGGCCTCTGGTGACCTGCTCGTTACTCTTTTTCTCCAATATTTATAAAGTAGTGTCTCCTCATAATCAATCATTTCCCCATTTAAGGCCTGGTCGAAAAACGTCTCTAGGGCGCGAGGTAATTCATAAGATTTGTGTTTCCATGATTGAGCAGCTTGAACCCAATCATCATAAATCTTGTTGACATCCATCACGGATAGATTGCCTCGAAACAATATACCGTACATATGTGGGCGTGGTGATATGTCGCTCTCGTCATCTAGCCCTTCTATTACCCCTAATTCTTCCCAATCACGAAAATACCCCCTTACAGACTCTATGTTCCACAAAGCGTTTCCACTTCGTCTTTTAGCTCTCGCCGACACCACAATACAGTATAAACACCGATTTTTCAAATCATCGACGAGTCGAGCAAACTCGGGGATACCAAGATAATAGTGAAAGTTAGACATTAATACAACGTCTGATAATTGTACTTGATCCAATTCAAAGTCCACGCCCACGCGTTGATTTATGAGCTTATATTGACCCCCGTTATATTCCCTGAAGCGCTTGGCTTGATTCATTATCTGGCGATTACGCTCAACCCCAGTAACCCTTTTAAATCCTGCGTCTGTCGCCATCTTCAAAAACAAGCCAGCGTTACAGCCTATTTCGAGAAATGTTTGCCTCTCTTTTGGTAGCAATGGCTTAATAAAGTTATCCCATTTCCCCTCATTCCAGAACTTAGATTCCTTGCGATTGACGTCTTCAAAAACAGCGTCAACCCCGTCGATGTGAATTGTCTGATACCATCGTCTGGGCATCCTACACCTTCACCCAAAACCAGCTCGGACACTTATCGCCCCGCAGCACAAACCAGGGTCTTATTCCATACGAGCGAGTGTACGCGTCAACCACCGGCTTTACATGATACCTATTGTCAAATGTTGGTTTAAATCTCCTGTAATCATGCCCGGAGACAATCCCTCCAACCCGAACCTTTTTCTCCCAACCATCAATATCACGGGCGATGTCCACAAAACGATGGTTGCCATCTATATAAACAAAGTCTAGGGATCCGTCCTCAAAGTCCTCAACCGCGTCCATGCTAAATTTTCTAATAATCTCGCAATTATATGGCGCCAGTGTTTCCTGGGCGTTTTTGTGTAATTGGTTTAGTTTGTCCTGATTAACATGGTCTCGATAGCCCTCATAAACGAGCCAAGCATCAATGGAATAGAGTTTCAGCCCTGGAATCTTTTCACAAAGACGGGCTGAGTAGACGCCCTCTTCAACCCCTATTTCAGCACCAACGCTAAAACCAAGTTCCTTAAAAATTTCCGGCAATGCATAATGTCTTCCTAATCGCTTGGTTTCGCTTTCAATAATGATGGGTGGTTTCCCATCAAGATTCAGGGAATATTTATCAGCAAGATAACCCAGAGCATTGATCATTATTATACCCTAACCCAAAACCAACTAGGAGATTTGTTGCCCATCACTATAAACCAAGGCCGTATCCCACGCGCATAAGCATATGCCTGAACTACGTATATTACATCACAAACATATGCTTTATGAGGATTGTGCCTTCTGTAATCGTGACCAGAAACAATCCCACCAACCCGGACTTTTTTTTGCCACTCTACAATATCGTTTGTGACGCTTTGAAAATCGTGGGCACCATCAATGTAAACAAAATCTAATGACTCGTCCTCAAAATCTTTAACTGCGTCCATGCTAAACTTTTTGATGATCTCACAGTTATAGGGCGCCAACCGTTCCCGAGCTTGTTCACAGAGCCGGTTCATTCTTCCTTGACTAAGGTTTTCTCGATAGCCCTTATAAATCTCCCACGAGTCAATGGAATAAAGCTTTAGTCCGGGAATTTTTTCACAAAGCAGTGCGGAGTATATTCCTTTTTCGACCCCTATCTCTGCTCCGATCTTAAATTCGAGATTTTTAAAAATTGCGGGGAGAATGTGTTCCCTCCCAACAAGCTCGCCCTCACCCTCAATGCGAATAGGCATCTTTGTAGCAAGATTGAGACTATATCTTTCGACCAGATAATCTAAAGCATCAATTGTCATCTCGCATTCTCCATAAGCTGCGGTCGTCTGGCCAGGTTGGCACCGGCCAGAATTGTTCGATCAACCACGAAATATCGTGTACCCGATCAGGCCATAAATTTCGCATCCAGTAATTTACCGAATAAGCATTCCCCGCGGTAGTTTCCCTTTTGTTCATATAGTATCCTCTACCATATTGCCGACCCTTGTGCAAGTGGGCGTACCAGGTTTTTTTATTAACCATCAACCTTCCGCCACCGAGTTGGGTTTTAAGCCCTACTTCTTGCGGCTCACCGATAAATGTCCCATAGCCCTCCTCTTGAAGCCCACCTATTCTTTTCCAAAAATGGTCTAAGGTCGTAAACCAGCAGGATCCCTGAAAACTTAAATTGTCATCAATGTCATATTCGGGTTTATTTAATCTTTCCCGGGCACGATCACCCCAAACCGTCCCGTGAATTCCTACCTCGTGGGGTTTCCAGTAGGGATAACTTAAAAACTCGTAATCAATGGCTGGTCGCTTGTCGCCCATTTCAGTACGACGACACCAGTTTTCGGCATCAAGCCTTTCGCGCCTGGGAATCACGACCCAATTATCGTCGCAGTCTGCTTTGAGAACCTCGTCGTAACCCTCGGCAAACATACAATGACCGTCTATCTTCATCAAATATTTTCCGTTCGCAATCGCGGCGGCAGAGTTGATGCCATTCCTCATGCCCCTGGCATAGCCCCGGTGTAGAATAGTTAAGTTTTTGTGATCTGGTAGTTGTGGGGGATCCCATTTCTCGTGACGCCAGTAGCCATCCAACACGGCTATAATTTCAATTTCCCCAGACGCCTTAGTTAAAAGGTCGTTAATCGTCTGGGGGAGAAATAGTTCATTGCGTGTTGGAATAATCACAGATAATTTGCTCATATATTATGTCCTTTTGCCTTTCGATACGTGACAGAACTATGCTGGATAGCCCTGTCACGCAATATGTGTTTATGCTGACGGCGAAGCACTTACGCTTTCGCTAACTGATACGCTCGAGCTAGGCGAGACGCTTGGGCTAACCGAAGGACTCACGCTTGGTGAGACTGAAGGGCTAACCGATGGTGATACCGAAGGACTTACGCTCGGAGAGACCGAAGGACTCACGCTTGGTGAGACTGAAGGGCTAACCGATGGTGATACCGAAGGACTTACGCTCGGAGAGACCGAAGGACTCACGCTTGGTGAGACTGAAGGGCTAACCGATGGACTGACCGACGGCGAAACACTTGGACTGACCGACGTTGAGACACTAGGGCTTACGCTCGGCGAGACGCTTGCGCTTGGGCTTACACTAGCAGAAGCCGAAGGCGATCCACCCGCAAACATCAACATGCCCGATGAAAGCGAACTTGTGCGGGCCTTAACTGTCACAGATGTTCCAGCCACAAACCCCAAATAAGCACGAAAATCTGTCATACAATCAACTGGGATAGTGTAAATTCCGTTAGCAACAATGACACCAATTTTGTGCCCGTCATGTTTAACACTCCTTAAACTTACCCAGTCACCGTCCGCAATTCTTGCTTGTGGTCGGAGATTAATGTCTGTATATGTGCCCGTCACCTGTATAGAGACAACAGCCATTCCTTGAATATTTAACGTCTGACCAGCGCCGTCCGCCGAGACCGCCGAGTGCAGCGTTTTTTGTTTTGTGTACGCTACTGCTTCTCGCATAATTTACTCCTTTATTGCTGACCGATTGTAACACGTTTTATCTCAGCCATTTTTTTGTCGCCCCGCGCTTCTCGTATGAGGCGACTAATTTCTGCGTCAATCTCTTTAAGACGCTTTTGGTTTTTCTTGTCAACAGTCTTTCGTTCTTTTTTAAGTTTCTTTATATCGGGATTATCTTTAATGCTTCTAATATGTTCCCGAAATGCTGATTTGCTTTTTTTCATACGCGTACTCCTTACAATTGTCTTTAAATAAGTTTATAAAATTAAGAACTGTACTCCACTTCAGCCGTGTCAATAAACGAGATCCACCTTACGGCCCTTCCAGAATTTCCGTCATCCATCGCCTGAAAAACGAGTGCATTAGTAGTGTCATTAATTACCGCTCGAATATTAAAATTAGAAATCGAAATACTTTGTGAAAGGCTCGCACTCTCTGAGGCCGAGGGCGATATACTCCCACTTGGAGAAACCGATGCGCTCGGACTTATCGATCCGCTGGGCGAAATCGAAATAGAAAAACTGGCTGATGGAGAAATGCTTAAAGATACGCTAGACGACGGGCTAAGAGACTTGCTTGGAGAAAGTGATGCGCTTGGGGAAATTGAGGCGCTAGGCGAAATGCTTAGGCTAACGCTACTCGAGTCCGAAGCCGAGGGCGAAATACTAGGACTTACCGATGTCGATGGAGACATACTACCGCTGGGGCTTAAACTCGCGCTTGGCGAAACACTGGCCGACGGTACGGTAGCGGCCCTTACCGTAACGCGTATTTGAACAAGCCTGCCACCCGATTCTTGCGATGTGGTAAAAGACGACGACGCGCCATCGCCAATCTGGTCGTCAGCATCATACACATATCCCCCGTATCCGCCGGACATATTCAATTCTATATACGCACCAGACGGTTGAAACCAGCCAAAATACTCACCGGTATCAATGAGTAATGAATCCGCCAGATAATCAACGCCCTCAACAAAAGTATTAAGACCTGCGTTGACAGCAAAATCTTCTTTGTAGTATTTATCAGTAAAATCATCCCCAGACCTTGAAAATACCGCGAACTGAAATCCGTCTGGCGTAGCATCGTTTATATAAACCTCAATCTTGCTAATTGTTCCGGCAGCGGGACAGGCCTCGCCAAAAACAAAAGTGTACCCACCCGTCAGTCTGTTGGCTTGATTGGCTGGCAAGGTATCACACCCCATATAATACGGAAATTCTAAAGCAGACGGACTAGCACTGGCACTCTCAGAACTGGAGGGTGAAGCACTTGAACTAGCAGAAACCGAGACTGATGCACTTGGGGAAAGGCTTGAACTCGGTGATACCGAGGGTGAAACGGATGCGCTTGCACTCACTGAAGGCGAAACAGATCTACTAGGACTCGCGCTTGCACTTGGGGAAATTGAAATTGAATAACTGGCGGATTCACTTGAAGACGGGCTGACCGAGGCGCTTGGAGATATGGAGGCACTTTGAGAAACAGACGGCGATACCGACGGGCTATCAGAAGTAGTCTCAGATTCAAACATGGAATTAACCACCATGTAATTTAAAGCCATCGTACCGGCCACGTTGGTGGCCGACCCCTCAACCCTATAACCATACTGTTTTGCTAAGCTTGCCTCCGCCCCCAGGATCAGGGCATTGAATGTTATGTGTGAATTCTCGCGCATATAAATTGCGGCGATGTCTTGCCACGAAGATGTAATATCTATCGCCGCCTTTTCGGTATAATGGCCCGATTGAGCATCCCCATAACCCTCAATGTAGTTTCCCACAATCCATGCGCACGGATTTTTATAAGCCCACCCGCCAGATCCGCCCACAATCGAATCGGGTGCAGCAGCATCGATGCGATTATATTGACCGCCCAATATAGTTGAACGAGCACCGCCAGCGACCTGAGCATCAACCGCTGAATCCCGGTTTAATTGAAAATCTACTGCATCCGTCCCTCTTGTTCCAAGTGCGTCATGTTCAGGAAACCCAGTCCCATAGATAACGGTCTGGTTTCCCTGTCCAGATGACCAAGCAGAATTAATCATTTCGCGAATAAGTTTACGAACATACGGCTCAATTTTCCTGGCAAGCGTGGTGAGTTTATCGTCAATTATTTTCATCATAAACTCATGTGATAGATACTTGCGCCAATGGCTTCCGATGTCCTTGCATGAACACACCATTTAACGCTACGCCCGGAATTGCCGGAATCTTTTACCTGAAAATCCAGGGCGTCAGTCGAATCGTTTACAACCACCTGCAAATCAAAATTTGCGTCTGTTTCAAAAAGTGTCGTCACGTCTTCTTGAAGCAAGGTCATTGAGCCGTTTCTTAATTTGGTTGTAGCAATTACTTTGTAAGAATAAGAGCGAACCGCATCAATTTCTATTCCAGCAATATATGCATGAAAACCGGCTGTATTCCATTCTTCTCCGGGGACATCAGCCCAAATATGCGTAAATCCCCTCATATAAATTGAGCCGATTGTCTGCCAGGAATCCGACATCGTTATTTCGCTTGATTCTGTATATCTCCCCGCCTGGCTTTCATAAAGATCATACATCATATATCCGGCAGAAACAGAGCATGGATTCTTATATGTTTTTCCAGCCCATCCCCAAGCGATAGAATCTGTGACGGTGGGTTCTGTGAAACACGAAAATGCCCCAAGTATTGCTGAGCGTTCCGCTTGTGCTGTCTCCGATTCGTCCCACAACGAACCATCGGGTGTAAGCACAACGGCGTCTGTTCCCGTATACCCATCTGACAAATCTACTTGTGGAAATGGCGTGCCCTGAATATAGGTTTCCCCATCCCTGAGTATCCCCGTTGTATCTCCAAGAATATCGCGTATTTGCTTGCGAAGAAATGGCTCGAGCAACTTGACTAATGTGGAGATCTTCCCATCTGCGAATCCCATTAGAAACTTATCTCCGATATACGCGCATGAACAAACCACCGAATTCCTTGATAGACCTCGCTATAAGCATCGAACAAGAATCCAACATCACTCCAGGCACTTATCCGCACATCTACGGCATCACCATCGGAATAAATCTCAGTTGAGTTTTGCCAAACGACACTAAATGTATCGTCATTCCAAGTAACCATTGCATCCAACACAAAATGCCAGCATTTGCTACCATCATAAACATTGTGACCAGCAAAATAACAATTAAACAATAGGGTTTGAGGGGTTGGTGTATCATAAAACTTATAACCAAAAAGTGATGTCCAAAGACCGCCACTCGGATAGTCCCCATAATATTCTTCACCAAACATGCACAACCACATTGATTGACCATCACCAGGGATGCTAAATTTATTTCCCATTGCCCAGACAATATCATCGGAAACATAACTTCCGTTTCCGCCGCCGACACTCTCTGCCAGCCAATATGTCGAGTTGTTTTGTCCACCCAAAATCTTCTGGTTACCCCCTGTTGTTATTTCGCCATCATTTTCGCGATTTAATTGAAAGTCCCCATAGTTATAAACTCGATCTCCCCCCACATTTTCTTGACCACGACCGAGTTCACTTTCGTCTAAATATGGAAATCCAGTCCCATGAATATAGGTCATCCCACGCTTAAACTTGCTATTTCGCGCACCAAGAATCTCTCGAACCCATTTGCTTACAAATGGTTCAAGCCCGCGCGCCAGACCAGTTAATTTCCCTTCCGTAAATTCACTCATCCTTGTTCGTATTGCCACCGTCGATTAATGCCAGGACTTTTGAGTTCTGAAAGCGCGTCTGTGATAATATCCGAGTCTCTGGCCTGCTTAATTTTATAAATACCCTTCTGAGCATCATACTCCGATTGCTCAACAAACAATCTATCAGCATTAGAAAGTTTCGATACATCTACGGACACAGGGACAATGTCTTTTAACTGTACCCAATATGCCACAGGGCAAGATGCTAAATGAATATCATTATTGTATTGGTCTGTTACCAGACCATTTCTGTCGATAAAGAAATCAGCACTTCCGGATGCAGGTTCTTCGTACACCTGAAGAACTCGATTTGGCGTAACCCTTACCATTAAACGATTCCCGCCCGCAGTCCCGCATTTAAGTAACTCCTCAAGTTCATGGAGGGCTAAAGAGTCGCCGCTTCTATACGGATAGCTGTATACCCCAGTTGTTTCTAAAATTTCCGAGTCCGTAAAAAATTCTGCTTCGTCAATGATGTCTTGTATCATAACTGTCGTTTCTAGTTGACCAATAACACGAAAATTGTAATCATTAACCATACTGGTTGAGGGGCTCGTCCAATCATCGCCAAACATCAAGACCTTGGCATAACCATCCTCATACCCGTCTTCCAAAGTTCCCCCCATTGCATAATGATTCTCGGAGTCAAGGGCTCCTGTTCTTTCTACTTGAATCCAATATGTTGTTCCAGGCGTAATTGTATATGGACTTGATAATTCAAACTCGTACCAATCATAGTATTCTGTTATATCTGCGGCATCAAGTAGTGCGGAAGTTTTCAAAAGTGTGCCGGGGCCATTGGGCTGATATCCTGTGCCAACGGTATTCGCCCTGAGTGTAAGTTGCACTTCGTCGTCCGGGGCCGGTGTAACTTCCCAATTGTTGCTTGCATAGCAAAGTCTTACCGAAATCGATGTAATATCCCAGGCTTTTGCTGAATTAACCACAAAGCCTTGCGCGGCCTTTTCCGCAAAAGTCCCACCACCAAAACCATACCGCGTAGAATTGCCAGACATTTCATAGGCAACTTTTCCACCATCGTTTGCATAATATTTCCACGCAACCGTCGCCAACCACCCCAGGCATTCGACCCGAGCCATTGCAGTATCTCGTCTAGAGGCAAATTGGATTGGTAGCCGAGACGGGTATTTTCTTACATCAAGCTCAACGTTGCGGAATTGAATGGCTTGTTCAGCGGTCTTATCATTTGTTGATAGTAGAATTTCTTTTGTGCCATATTCAGTTGAGCTGTCTGTGTCGGTCGCCCAGCCCGTCGTTTCGCGCTCAAAATTGTAAGTATATGCCACAGCAAGCTTGTTAGACATTTTATCAAGTGACACCCCATATTTTATGCCTGTGGTCGAATATACGTCTACTTTTGATATGAAACCCCACCATACCGTCTCGCTACGAGCTTGGTCAACCAGGTTGACCGGACACCGGATCATTTCAATAAATTTCCAAATATCCTCTTCGGAACCATAAACATCAAAAGACGCCTTTAGTGGGCCACCGATGGCGGATTGAGAATACTTATTAACTACAATTGATTCCCAGTGCCTACCAATATATTCTGAAAAATCCCTGTTGTAAAATTCTACCCCGATTGTCATAGCGTTGCGATCCTCGGTCTTATGTAACACCGGATCGACATCGCCCTATTAATGTCCGCCTTTCCATCAGCTTCAGAGTTTTGCAAAAAGTAAATGCGCAGATCTTTTCCCGGTGTTGCCCATATATAGTCTCCAAATCCAATAATGTCTGGAACGCGCTTTGAACTTACTTCCTGATAATATGTCTCAGCAATTGGATCATCGACGAGAATGGAGTTTTGTGCAACCCCGCTCACACTTTTAAGTTTTCTGTGACTATCAAGCGGCATCAAGAACAGGCAGTCGACTTTGATCGTTTCTGTGCTTCCTGATGTTGATATTCCCCATAATTCCAAAGTTAAGTCCTGGGGAGTTCCAGGCTCACGGGTTGGCGGTAATTGGATAGTATCAAGCTCACGAAGCAGGTTAACCGTCGTGGCGTAGGTGTCGTCATAATCTACCTGTCCGCCATCGTAAATTAAACCGCCTGAATAATAAAGTCTTAAAGCCAACCGGACATTTGTGATGTCAGTTGAATCCCAAAATCTTGCAATAACCCGGAAATATGCTCCGGCGGCGACCGATAGCAATTGAGAGGGTAAAGTCCAGCCGGTCAATTTGGCGTTAGACGTCGTTACACTATAGGTTCTATAAGAACCGCCCGACGCACCCGCGTCATCCGAATTGGCAACCGTATCGGAATCCTCGACTTCAAGCATGTGCGGAAATTCATCAGGAGTTGAGTTTGTATTACCGTGGATCCACAAAGTTTCCAGATCATCGCCAGCGTCATTATTTGTTGCTGCTATCCTAACCGGACAAGGCAAGTTGCCTGTGATTAGGGCAGAATCAATGTGCACATAATTTTGAACATCATAGATTGAAATGCTATCTCCCGACCCCTCGGTCGAGGTCGTTTGATGCACGTCAATATATCCGGCAGCCACGGCGTCAACCGTATAGATGCCGTCATTAGAGGTTGATCCCCGCAAGTTGATCACATCCCCCACCGCGAATATTCCAAACCCGTTTCCGGAATCGGAGATCCTACCCGCGTTGCTAAAAGATACCGTGTTGCCGGAGAAAACCGCCGTAGTATGAGGATTGCAAATTGTACACCCTCCGGTCGCTGCCGCTTGACTTCCATTGGCTAATTCCAGTTCGGTTTCTGTACTAGCCTCCCAATAAGCGCGACGCTCAACCGCAATTACTGCAAGAATTGCCTTCTCAGTCCAGAGCGGATCCCGAAGCCATTTAGTATCAACGCTCACTTTCCCGGGCAAGTCGCCCTCCTTGCTCGCGTAGATCTCGCTTCGATATGTAACCGATCCGCCATCCTCAAGAAACGTCAAATAAACCCGATCGCCCAATCTTTTCTGACGCCGGATTTTTGCCAAAGAAAAAGCATTTTCAATACTTCTGAGAGATGCTTGTAAATTGGCGACCGAGGACGCCTCGATAAAAACACCTATTCCATCAATCACCGTTTCCCGATTTGCATTAGGCGGCTTTGGCGAATAAGTCTTTATCCTGAAGTCGCCAGACGTTAAATCTATCGAGGTTGATCCATGCACAATCTTAAGTGTGTGTCCCATTAGTCTAGCCTATTTCCTAGTTCTTCAACTACCATGTCTACCAGGCTTGGCACATCAAGATCGCTGGCCAAGTGGGCATCAAGCGCAATATAATTTCCGGCGCCACCCTCTTCGCCTGCTCTCGCTACATTTATTGTTTCCCCCGAACTCGCTTGAATTGTAAACGGTCTTTGAGGCTCATAGAATCCTGGCGGAACGACAAAATCCCGAACTCCACCGGCATACCCCGGAGGTCTATATCCGCTCGGCAAATTAGGGCCGACCTGCGGGGGCGCAGGCACAGACACCTGCTGGTTATAGGGATCATAGGGAACTTGTTGACTAGCCGGAATATAGCCACTTGGCAAATTTGGCCCTTTTGCTCCCGAGTAACCACTAGACGTCATTTGTATTTGTATGTTCCAGGGAACAGTCGTTAATATGCTAAGTTGATTATATAGGTTGCCAACTTCACCTTGGGCGGCTAAAATCTGACTTGAATCTATTGGTATTGTATTGGCTTTGCCTGCATCGGTTAATCCATCCTTTAATTCAGTTGCCGCAAGCAGTGCCTCGCCCGCTTCTGTCGCCAGCGCGTAGTCTAGAGCGATTCCATAGTCCTCAGTTGTAAGTGTGTCGAGTGTTTCGCCAAAGGTCGCTATTTCTATGTTTGCATCTATAATCGCTTTTATTGAGAGTTCTGTTTGCCCCACTTTTGCTAGTGCCCCCGCGATTCCATCTGAGCCAAGAATCATTTCCTTCGCTTCATCAAGCCCAATTTTTAATGCACTTGCTAACTCCTGCCCTGCCTGATCTAGGCTTTTTTGCCCAAGCTCAACCTCTAGATCCTTCGTGGCCGCAATCAGAGGCCCTATCATTTCGTGAGCTTGCTCCGGGGTTATTTTGCGCGCGGTTAGCGCGTCCAAAATAGACTGGAATGCAACGGCAATCTCTCCGCCGCCTGCCTGAAACCATTCGATGTCTTTTCGAAACTCCTCCATCGGAGAAGCAATATCCCGATCAACCGCGTTTATCAAATCAACAATATTTTCTTTGGCACCATAAGCGGCCTCGGCACTATTTTCCATATACAGTGCCAGGGTTTGCATCCGTCTATTAAACATATCCAAATCTTCCGTTTTGGAGAGTTCATCAAGCCAAAGCCTAATACTGTGTACAGCATTTCTTGTATGATCATCTTGCATATCCCAGGATTTGCCAAGCAAATCCAAAGCATCAACCCCTGTTTGTCCCATGCTTTCAAGAGCATTTTCGCTTGCGACAAGATTATAAAGCATATCCGTTATCGCATCTTCACTTCCCATTCCATACGCTTCCCACGCTTGCGCTACAGGGCCAGATATAATTTGAGCTAAATCAGCAAGTGATGCTCTGGTCTTTTCCGTTTGTAGCGCCAAATATGCCTGTTCACGGGCAGCAATCATTGACCCATCAGCCATTAATTCGAGTCGCTTGGCGATTTCTCCCATGCCAACTTCCACCAGGTCTTGAGTAGAAGCAAGTCCTAGGCCAGCAGTTTTTAATGCGTGCCAAGCCCTCGCTGTTTCATAAATCTCCTCGCTTAAAAGGACGTATTTGTTCGCCATTAGCTCTGCATCTGATGCGCTGGCTTTTCCCAGTTGTCCCGTTGCTCTCATCCGTGCGTTGTTATCAGTTAAAACATGATTCATTTCGTCAAACGTGAGGACAACCCTGTTGTTTTCCTCGCCAAGAGCCTTAGATTCTTTAACATACTCCTCATAACTTTTTCCGGTATCTAATGCTTGCTGTTCAATGTTCGCGAGTTTTTCAACAACAACCTGCGATTTTGCTGCTGCCGCCGCATAGGCAACTGCTACTGCACCGAGAGCGGCGACTATTAATGTAAGCGGGGTAAGCCCCACTGTTGCGACGGCACTTATCCCCATTAGACCGGCTTTGATTTTCGGCAACATTCCAAGCAACAAAAGACCAGCGCCGACCATCCCTGTCCAGGCAGTAGCAACTCCCACCCCTGCCGAAACCTGTCTTTGTGTTACGGTTTCAAGATCTGTCCAGGCGGTCAGCGAATCCATAAGTACCGTAAGTAGTGCTGAATAGGTTGGCAAAAATGCATCCCCAACAACTCTTTCAGCTTCTTCAATAAATCGAGCCATAGAAGTAGCTTTCTTTCCGGCGGTTTCCATTGCGGCGGCATACGCTCCTGTTATACGCTCTCCCGCACGCATTACTTCATTTGTCCGGATCATTGTCTTTTCTTGAGCGGTTAGTGTCGTCGTTGTTTTGCCAATCAACGCGGCTTCACGAACATAGGCGTTTTGAAAATCTACCATTAATCCCATGCGGCGCGCCATAAGAACAGAGCCGGACGAGATAACATAGGTCAATCGCTCAAATGATTGTGATGAGTTTTCGTTCGCAATAACGGCCGCATCCTGAGCCAACCGAGCCAGGTCGGTAGCTTTTGAGAGGTCAATATTCGCCTGTATCATTAGGGCTATTGACCCGCGAGTCGCCTGCAATGTGATTCCTTTCGCTTGAACAGCCTTCTCAAGATCACGCATTTCAGTCGTGGTCATCCCCACATTTTTGCCAAGAGTCTCGGTTACAATCCCCAGGGTTTCAACCCGAGCCGCTAATGATACTGTTCCCGCAAGAAGTTTTGTGCTGACCGCCGCTGCCCCTGTCATTGCGGCACCCATCGTCAGGTATGCTTTGGAAAGTGTGGCGGTTTTTTGCGCTTCCCGGGCTAATTGGGCCTCCTGCTGTTTGCCGACCTCAGCCATTCTTTGCTTCTGTCTGGTAAGTGATGCAGTTTGAGTCTCTAGTTTTTTGGAGGCCGCCGTTAAGGAGATAAAGCCCTTTGCACCAGTCCCAACATCCCTCACGGCTAACCCAACTAACTTTAATTCTCGCGTTAGTTTCGGGAACCCCTTAGCCATCGCTTCAACAATTAATTGTGCTCTAATTTCGTCAGACATTTTTCACCTTAGCCAACCATTGCATCATTGCAACCTGATCAGCCGTAAGTTTTGACCAATTACCATCATTTGAATTTATAATTTGATTAGCGCTCACAACCATTTCAATAGCTTCGATCTGAGCTAATAATTTGATTGGTTGATTTGCGTAATCACCTTTAACCGGCAACGTTCCAAATTGACGGTATGCCTTCCACATAAAAAAGATAGGCGAGGATGGGCTTACATTAACGTGGTCAAGTGGTTCACCTTCCGCGTCAGCATAAGTCCAACTCGCCTCTTTGCTCTTATCGCCGCCGACCAAACTATCAGCGGCGATTAGGAGTTTTTTGGCACATCATAATCTTTCTGAAAGCTTCCTATAACCACTTCGCTGAGCCACGAGATTATGAGTAACGGCGTTTCAGTTAAATCCCATTTTGTTGGATCGTCACCTTCCACACCTGGAATATTTTCATATCCTTCTACCAGGTGTAAGGCGATAGACAGATTTGTGATTTCAACATTCTTGTAATCCTTAGCGGCGAGTAATGCTTCATCCCGTTTTTGGCAATGTTTGCCAAGCCAATGTTTTGGCACGATAACGGCTGCATCTGGAAATTCGGAGCCAGGATATTTTATGCGGACAGTATTTTCGTTTTCTTTTTTATTTGTCATATTTGTTTATCCTTTATATGGTTGCTGTTCCCCACGCAGGAGTTGAGCCAGGTGCAGGCTTGAACAAGAAGTTCATAACCGCTGCCCCACCCGTTACACCGATAGTAAGATCAAATAAAACATATTCACCTTCCCACTCGGGATCCCCAGTCGCGGGCGCGCCGTCCGTACCGAATTGAACCGTCAACGTTCCCTCGCTTCCCTGGATACCCTCCATTACTGTGAAAGCACCTGTTGTCGCGGTGTCATTCATAAACATTTGACCCGTGACAGACGAGTCGGAAACACCGGCACGAGCCTGTTTAATGCTCGCGCTTTGACCAGTCATATCAACCTCTTCGGGTGTCAAACCAATGCCCGATAAAGTGTCGGGGACTAAATCATCCGATAAATCTCTAGCGTCCCCACCAGAGTCGTCAGCCCAAAATCTGACGTGTCTTCCTAAAATATCTTTTGCCATTATGTTCTCCTATATTTCTATATATTTTTTTACTTATTCCGACGGCGAAGCACTAGGGCTTACGCTCGGAGAGACGCTTGAACTTGGCGAAACCGAAGGGCTAACCGAAGGACTGACCGAAGGGCTTACACTCGGGCTTACTGAAGGTGAGACTGACGGGCTTACCGATGCCGAAGGGCTAACCGATAGACTTACACTCGGACTAACTGATGGACTTACACTCGGGCTTACTGAAGGTGAGACTGACGGGCTTACCGATGCCGAAGGGGGCTAACCGATAGACTTACACTCGGACTAACTGATGGACTTACACTCGGACTGACCGACGGTGATACCGAAGGGCTTACCGAAGGCGAAACACTCGGACTGACCGACGCCGACGAAACGGTCACGAAAGGTATGTTGCGCGAAAAAGTTATTATTGGCGTAACCGATCCTGCCGTTCTGGTCGCTACGACTCTTGTATATTGTTTGATTACCGTCGAAGCCGCTACCGTTTGAATTTCGGTGGCAATTGCACTCCCATCAATTGCAAAAGTTATGAGGGTTGACCAATCAGAATCATTATCGCTATGCTCAATCGTAAACGCATAATCGCCAGAAGAGGTCGCAATAACTTGAAGCATTGCCCACGCCCCACCTCTTGTAAAGGTTTCATAATCTACGCTTGAACCACTCGTTGTTGCTGAAAGAGAGGTTTCATTATGAAGCACAACCCCTAGCGGATTATCGGTCAACGCTGTTGCCGTGTCCGGATCAGCCATAAAATCAGCCTGGATAACCGCTGCTCCACCAGTTATATTTACGTTGTCACCGATAGACAGGGTTGGTAAGTGGTAACAAGGGTCTCCGATTGCTGGCTCCCCTCCACCGCCAAATAAAATCGCAATCGGCAACGCGTTCGGGGTGTCTTTCAAAACAGCGAAAGAACGCCCGGCTGTATCATTCATAATCGCCTGAAATCCCTTAACGCCGACGTTTCGCAAGCTTGGCGAATATTGCATAATGGCGTTTGACCAACCAGTTACATCTATTTGATCGAGCATATTGTCCAAACTAGAAAAGGTTCGGGCATCTCCACTCAAATCATACCCACCCACAAATACTCGGGCGTATCGCATAATTTTGTCTTTACCGCTTTTTGTTACAGCCATTTAACTCTCCCATGTTTCAAAAGTTAAAAATTGAAATAGAAACACCGGAAACGTGCCCGGACGCTGATTCTCAGCAATTTGAGGATCATACCATTCTAAAATGGGCGAACTTGTTCGCAATTTTTTTATATTTACACCCTCAACACCACCAGCACTTCGAGCATTCCCGTGTCCATTAAATTCGTCTAATAGTGCCTGTCTCCGATCCCTAAGATTATCTTGTGTAGTTTTCCACTTTATAAATCGCTCAATAAGAATAAGTTTAGGGTTCCAGATTGTTACTGGATCATACCCTTCTTGCGTACTCGAAACGTCATCGCTGTTTTCTATAATGACGTATGGTGCCTTAAGGTTTGAAAAATCGAACGGTGAGTAGTCGTTAATCACAACATCAGCATTGGCAAATTCATCCATTGCCTGAATTACGTCTTGGATGCCCTCTTGAATTGCTTTTTCAGTCATCTCATCACTTCTTTCGTTTCAGCACCGGCACCTTTTAATTCTCGCACCCATTTTAAACCCATGCGTCGAAGGGCAAATCTTGCGCCCGGTAGCCAGCGCCGATATGCTCGGCTAAAAAACGGATTCTTTTTGATACCACGAACCCACATTCTATAGTGCACTTTTCCTTCTTTCTCGAAGCGCAATGGCTGCCCGCGCAACCCTACAATTAATTGTCCGCGAGGCCCATAAATACCCGTTCCAGCAATATGCCAAGCACCAAGTTGTCCAGGCCAAGCTTCGAAACCAGCCACATTATTTCTTATAAAGGTTCTATATCCAATCTGTTTTGCAACTGCACGCCCTGGGCCGGCTGGAGCTTCTTGTTGAGCAAAATCAACAAAACGCCTACCTTCTCCGCGCATTTCTTCGCGCCGTATACCTACAAAAGCACTCTCGGCTTTTGCGAATCTCCCAAGCAAGTCCCGCATTGGGGGCCTGGCAGTAATTCTAAAGTGTACGGGCATTATTCTTTATCCCAATTGGTAAAGTGCTCACCACCAAACGCTTTTCGTTGATAGATTGGAAATGTGTCGTCTCCTGCCTCGTCCGTTCCTCGATACCCAATATTGTCGGCAATATCACTTGTCATTATTTCGCCAAACAGTTGGAGCGCTTTTACTTGACCTTTGATATACGCCTCTACGTCCTCATAAATAACTGCCCAGCGCCCTTTTTTACCCATTGCCTTAGAGCTTGGGCCAAATCTGCCCCCACCATTTACGCCTTCGACAATTGCAGCAACCTCGGAATTAACAAAAAAATCCATTACGAGTTTTGAATCGGCGACAGTCAGTGGAATATCAAAACCTTCTTGGGCAAGCATCCCGTTTATAACCGCGCTTATCTGATCGCAAAAACTCTCAACCTCAAGGAGCGTGGGCGTGGTAGTAACATCAAATTTTTTCGATTCGTTTGCATAGCGCGGTACGAATGCCGCGATTTCATCAGTGTCGCCATAAGAATTTGTTAGTAAAGTCATAATTTTCTACCACGCCCACATTATTGTTAATCAACTTTTTGAGCCAAATAATCTTCAATGTCCTTGACTATGGTCTTTCCGTTTTTGCCGGTTCCAGTAACCCAAGCCAGATCGATTTTCATATCTCTGGCGAGTTTGATCGCGCCTTCCGTCGCGTTGGGCGCGTCTTTTACGGGTTCTTCTTCAATGACCAACTCTGCCACTTCCTGAACTTCCGCGATCACGTCCTCAAACGGCTCCGGTTCATCATCAAATTCCTTTGTCTCCAAAAATTCGCAGGCTTTCGCTTCGGCCTCGAAACCCAATGGAACGATCGTCCATGTATCGCGGAAAAACGACACTCCACTACAAGACGTAATTGGAGCAAATCGGGAATCATCACTTACTTTTGCTTTTAGCATCTATTTTCTCCTTGATTATTTTAAGGCGTTCCAACCGCCATCCAATGAGCAACTACGCCGGTTTCGGTAGATTCTGTTATTTGGTCGTTTTCCCAAACCTGAACCGTCACTGCATTTCCAGAAACCGCAACCGTGCAATTCGCCAGGTGGTCTGCCGCACCAGCGGCAGGGTCTTCGCCTATGGTACACAAAGCCCAGGTCACAGTCGTCAAACCAGTTGTTACTTCTAGCGTCCCGGTTATAGACTCTGTGCCCCAGACCATTTGTTCACCAGACGAAGCATATCCAACAATGTAATGATCGTCTGCCCCATAGACCAGAGTTCCTGTCAAATCCGTATTGCCCACAACGTCTAGCGTTCCGGCAAGCTCGAGATTGGTGAGGTTGGTCACACCCGCGCCCATAATTCCCTGAGGGACAAGGGCGTCACAGGCAGACAGCAATCCTATGATAAGTAGAGCGCTAACGATGATGAGTATTGCTTTTTTCATGTTATGCTCCTTAAGGTGTGCCGATTACTAAGGCATTTACGCACACATCAACTTCGCCAGATGCGGTTGAGCCGTCAGCTTGCCAAATCTTTCCGGTCACAACATTGGTCGCAATAGAAACCGTACAAAAAGCGGCGTCAGTTGCGGCTTCTGGATCTTCGCATAAAGTACACAAAGCCCAGGTTATCGTAGACAACCCAGTTGTCACAATGACTTCCGACTGGGTAAGATCTTGCGTTATCACTAGCATTTGTTCACCAGATGTATCGTATCCTACTGGGTAGAGGTTATTTGCTCCATAGACTAGAGTTCCCGTCAAATCTGTATTACCCACAACATCCAATGTACCTGCCAATTCAAGGTTCGTAAGGTTGGTTACACCCGCACCCATTATTCCCTGAGGTATTAGCCTGTCACTTGAAAAGGCAAAGACAACCAAAAAGATCACCAAAAGACAGGCAAGCATTAAGAAAATATTCTTTTTCATATTAGTGTTACTCCCGATTCGCCCACTACGAACATTCCATCATAAAGTTCATACGGCAAATGTTTTACTTTTGCCAGGGACATAGCAAGTGCACCACACACCGTTGCGCCCTGTTTAATTTGTTTTAACCAATGCTTTCCAATCTTGCTTGACGGGCCAAGTCCGAAGCGTTTCCCCCAAGAAGTATTACGGTCTCCAACGACTGCCCGCGCTCCTGCATTCAGGAAAGCATTTGCCATAGTCATTCCATGACAGCCTTCCAGGTAGACAATACTCCCCGAGAAAATCCCGGGCGCATTCTCCACCTGTTCGGCTGATAAAGCGGTTATCCAGTTAGGGCCGCCATATAGATGGGGTTGTCCTTCCAAACCATGAAGCCGGATATAAACAATGTCGGCTTTAAGATTTTGTAAATCTATCGTTTCCGCAGTCAGCGGCGGCGCGGTCATGGGAATTTTGCCCGTTGTAAGGAATGTTGATATCCGCCATGACCTCGCGCAATAAACCGCTAATGACATTGATTAAGTTTGTCCCTGAGTGGCCAAACGCCAATCTCCGTAAAAAACCTCATAGCGGGAGTACCATTTGTAGTAGCGTACTCCGCCAGCCTGTGTTTGATCGTCCCAGTAGTACAACATTGGGGCTTGTCGGATCTGAAGATTTAGAGGTTTCTGTGGGAGGTTCGACACAACCAGATACCATGCGGTTGAATCAAGCCATCCACCGGGCGCAGCCAGTCTTCGAATGTCTCCCTCATACGGGTTGATTTCACGATTGGCAGTATCATACGCCATCGGATTGTCCGTAATTTGGGTTGCAATCCTCTTGAGGTCTACCGCGTGAACAAGTAGATCTGGGGAGAGTCCTGCATATTGTCCGCGATCGTCAAGATATTTACCCGCGGCGAGACTGACGGTTTCGAAGTTGTCAATACTCAGCGCAGACGTGTTGACGTTGCTTTGTACCGTCGTATATTGAGCGCCTGGATCAACGTGAGAGGCCGAGAACATCACCAGCCCATCGTAGCAAAGACCATAAGTGTTTGCCGCCCCAGAGTTCAGGGCGTTGAACGCCAGGTAATCTTTGTGCATCTCAAACCGTGAGCCAGCACCCAGCGCCCAGTCTTCGAGAGAACCCACTTTATTGTCGTTGATGGCATCATGAAAAATACCAATCGCGATATCGAATCCACGATTGTAAACGGTCATTGACCGCTCATTGCCACCGAGCACAGTAACCGAGCCACCCTCGAGCAAGCCACCTACAACTTGCCCATCGGTGCGACCATCAGTTCCTTGCGCCCCAGATTGACCGGAAATTTCCTCGGGCCACGGCAGAGCGCCCATATCGGTATAAGTCTCAAAAGCGCCATCACTGGTCGTTTCTTTTGTGAATGAAGCGCGAAGTGGCGTGTAGCCTTTAACACCCTTCAGGAATCCAACACGCATTCCACGTTCCAGATGAGCTAAAACATCAGTTCTTGAAATCATTGTTTATTCTCCATTTTCTAATTTAGGTTAAGCCGCTGGAACTGCGTTGATATGTCCACAAGCGGGAGCAATATTGACCCAGATATAGGTATCGTCAACTTCTGTGACAAAGCCAATCCACCAGGCATCAGTATCCGAATCTGTCACGCTGTCATCATCCTGAGCGTATACGGGAGCGCCGATATCGGTTATATCAAGTGAGCCGATAGCAAATCCCCAGACACCGTTTACTGCTACGGTCACATCTTTCGAGCCGTCTGCTGTATTAGCGGCAAGCACGGAAACCTTCTCCATAGCAATACCACCAATCACATCAGTGCCGGTTGCGGCGGTTGTACCGATTGCCACAGGGGCATGGTAGTAGCCGTCTGTATCGGTGACATCACAGACTACAATTGAGCCTTTGTACACGATATTTTCTGCATTGCCTCCGCTGAAATTCGTGTAGCCCGCCAACGGTAATTTTCTAAACTTTAACCCACCTGGCGGAACCTTAACGGGTCTTGATTTATTTGCACTTAAAACAGTCATCTTATTTTCTCCATATATTCAATTAGGCTAAGCCGCTGGGACTGCGTTTACATGCCCACACGCTGGTTCAATGTCAACCCAAGCGTACGTGCTATCCCATGCTACGAGAAAGCCTATCCAGAGAGCAGTGGTCGAGGTTGTCGTAACGGTAGCATCGTCACTTGCGTAAATGGGGGCACCAATATCAGTAATGGCTATCGAGCCTTTTGGAAACGCCCAAACCCCATTAATGGCAACGGTCACGTTCTTTTGACCATTGGTCGTAATATTAGAACCCACGTATTGCTTTTCTATTGCGATACCGCCAACAATATCAGCCGCACCAGCGTCGTTTGTGATTATGGCTCTGTAATAGCCGTCTCCATCTGATTCATCACAGAACACAGGAGCGCCCTTATAAACCGTATGAGCCACGTTGCCGCCAGCATTATCCGTGTATCCTATCAGCGGCAAAGAGCGAAACTGCAAGCCACCAGGGGGGGCTTTATACGGACGATTCATATTCTTAGTTAATGCCGTCATTGTTTACTCTCCCTTGAACTCGGCCAGATTGTATTGCGACAAGTCGCCAAGCCCCAATATTGGATTGCTGAGATCAGCTATTGTCAAAGAGCCGTCACGAAGACCGTTCGCGGTAGCTTCATCAAGTTCTTTGGATCCTTCGGGGTTCTTGCCGTGACCAAGTTCCTCAAATCCGACTCGGCCAGATTTCCAGAACCCCTCGAGCATGGTCTTGGCAAATTCCGTTTGATCTGGGGTAAGACTCATAAGCCATGTTTTGAGAGCCTCGGCTTCAACGGGAACACCGTAAGGAACATCGGCATTTCCAGAGGTCACTTTGGTTGCAAACTCAGTAAGATACGAGTCGCGACGAATCTTTTTGATTTGTAAAACAGATTCGTTTTTCACTTGCGACCGGTATGCTTCAAACTCATCGTTTATTTGTTTTGCCATTTCAACTTTTGCAGCATCTTCCTGGTCGCCCAGGTCGAACATTTCCAGAATGTTGAATTTTGGCGGTTCCCCTACCACGGGCTCATCTTCGTCTTCTGGTGAGGCAGGGTTAATGGCTTCAGTCATCGCGTTACGAAAACCCGCGAATTCTTTCTCGAGCGCCGAGCCCAGGGCGGCAGCCACTTGGTCAGCGATCTTTGTATCAAGTTCTTCTTGCGTCATTTTTAAAGTCATTGTATTGTCCTCCGACAATGTTTTTTCCGGATCTGACCCCGGTTTATTATTAGTTTTGAATATGCCTGTGATTTTCTCGACAATCTTGTTGTCGAGCATCGCGTCAACCCATGTTTGCCTAACTTCTGTCCAATCTTCCTCGGGCTTGAAAGTGTATTCGCCGTCCTTGCTGATTTTGAATTCAACTTTCCAATCCTTGCTTTCGAAAAAGACAATGGCGTGCCCTTCAAAAACCTCGCGCACCCAGGGATCGCTTTCGTAATCCCCAGTGCCAAACTCGTCATAAAAAGCACTTCTACACCGGCGAGAAGATTCGTCAAAACTTTCTTCGTCAAATTCAAACAAACCGCGAGAAAGTTCTACTGGTTTTAAAAGAACCTTACCTTTCTTGTCCCGAATCGCCGGCCAATTAGTAAGTGTGCCTCCCAAGATTGTTTTGTTCGGCATATCAATGGTCGCCGAGAAAAACCGGCGGATTTTTCCTTCGATCACTTCAATTCCAATCGAAGTCCAGTTGGGCTTAAGTTGTATAACGTTTCGCTCTGCATCCAGTTCGACATCGACGATCCATCCGGCACCGTCACCCTTGTCGTGGTCAATTGCGTCAATTGGCAAGCCCACAACCTCACCTTCATCGGTTATGCTCGCCTCGATATTCGCTTTGGTATTATCCACATACTTCGGCAAATCCTTTTCGCGAAATGTGGCTTTGCGCCCGTACATATCTATGAATGTTCCAGTTGTTATCGCGTCAAATGCGGCACCTTCCGTTAGAACACTCTCGCTAAGCTCAAAAAACAAAATTGGGTTCATATATTTAATCTCCTTTGATTAAACAAAAAAGCCGATGGCTTTAACGCGCAAAGTCCATCGCGCTTGTTTCTAGCCGCCGGCTCGCCAGCAAGGTCAGGTCGTTCGTATATAGCAAGGGCTAAAGTTCAGCCCGGCACCTATGTTTTAATCAGCCAACAATACTACCAGTAGCGGGAGCGGAGATTGAGTCCGCTTAGTCAAGGTTATGATCCTCGCACGATACCAAACCGTCCTCCCGCAAAGTGTTCCAAAGATTACCACATTAAAAACTGTTTGTCAAACTAATGTTTTCGTGCTCGAGTATTGACCTCTTTTTTTACAGCCAGGTCTGTGTGTAAGACCTCAAAATCCCAGGTGTCCACTTGGACAACCGGCTTCACCAATTTAATTATATAATCCCCGGGCGGCAAACGATCAACAGTCCGCGCCATAGAAGCAGCCGGAGGAGAAACGCCAGTTTTTGTTTCAGAAATATCGTTACTCATTTTCCAAATCTTCCGGTTTATAATATACTTTCGTGCATTTACAATTTCTGCCACACTGACTTGCCTCGCCAGGTTCGGGAAGTGAGCCGATCGGTTGTATGCCCATGTCGGCATACATTACGCAATCCTCACAATGCTCCGCGGGGTTTAAAAATCTTTGTTCGTGCGTAAAGCCAACGCCCATTTTTGCGGAGGTCAGCCCATCCCAATAACCAAGCCTGGTCGCATTAGCGTATAATTGCGCCCTCGCCATAATCTCGGCATCCGTTAAGTTGCCCATATTAATTTGTTCTGCGAACTCGCGCAACTTGCTATACTCGTATTGCAAGCGGCCGCCAGTTCTACCCCAATCGGCTTGCGTCATCATTTCGCGCCCACCCCTCCCAATATTAGAGGACACGATCCAGCCGTCTTTAATTTCAATAGCCATACGCTGCTGCCATTGTTCCAAGGTTATGCTCCCGTCAATAAATTTTTCGGTAAGCACGCCAATCCTGGTTTTTACTACAACCGTATAAGAATCGGCCCAAGACAGCATGACACTATTGGCAACGGCCTTGCCCGTTGATTTATATACATAACTTGCAAGCTCATAATCCCACTCAACGGCGAGCAAGGCTTTAGCGAGTTCTGTCAGTCGCGTATTTATAAGATCAATTACTTTCGTCATCACTTTTTAGAAAAAACTACGCCTATTTTCCCTGGTCTATCCTCGGCAGTTTTAAATTCTACACCGTCAGACATCGGAACAGTATATCTTGTTTTAATCCTACCATCGTGAAGCGTTGTCGTTACAACTAAAGATTCGTCCGGCGGTCGGCAATGCTCGCATTCCTCAACGTGCGGTGCATAAACTCGCTTGCACTTTGGGCACTCCCAGCCCTGGCGCTTAAATTGCCCCGACGACCACTGTTCGATTGGCGGGCAGGTGCATACGGGGCCACGAGGATGAACCCAATAATCGTTAATATCTTTCTTTAATTTTCCACACCGACCACAATACTCAACTGTGGGGCCATCACTGGTATTTGTCGGCTTATTCATCATCTGGTGAGTATTTTCACTCAGATCAGAACTACCAATTGATGTTTCGGGCGCAAGTGCTTCGTCTCTAATACGGTATTCTTGAGCTGTTGCGTCTTTGCAATCTGTTACTGAAATAGTCATTTCATTTTTGCCTCCTTGAGTTCATCCATAAGCGATTTTATCAGCCGACGTTGATACTTGATCGTCTTGCGCATCTTCTTGATTTTCTTTTTGACTCCCTTCAATCCGGCAACCTCAACCCTAACAGCATAGCCCTTAACCGAGCCTACCACTTCTGGTCTCGGAAGATGGACACCTGCCAGAAAACCACTTGGAGGCTTACCGAAGGTGAGGCCGGCTTGTGGACGGAAGGGCGGTTCTTTTATCCTGGGTTCACCTGCTCTAGCCATCTAGTTTCTCCTTGAATTCTGGACAATCTTCTATCCACCACATCTTACCCATTAGAATAGCCGATGACTGATGTGGCGTGAGATTGTTAACCGTTCTATTGAACACGATAAGCGCATTTGACAATGGACAGTTTTTGTCAAGATTGTCCGGATAATAAGCCCTGCACGAAAAACACTGAGGGTCATCATCTATTGCGTCAGCCGAATAAGCTACATTAGTATTTCCAGAATGAATGGTCGTTTCCGTTATCGCACCACCTTGTAATGGCATGTTTTATTCCTCATCCTCTGGTCTATTTATCACCTTCGCGTTTAATATTCCGTGTATATCCGGTTCATTTTCTTTTGCCCACTTGTTAAATTTGCGAGTGGCGCGGGCAATATCCTTTTCCGTAATAATTGCCTCCGCGCCAACGTCAATCGGGTGTTCCTCAGGCGAAGGGATAAACGGCCTCTTAACCGCCTCAACTATTTTGGGTTCTTTTTCTTTAGCCTTCTTTTTCTGGGACGAAATTTCATCATCCAACATTTCGCCCTCACCAAACGTTTCACCCTCATCATCGCCCATAATTTTACCGTCCTCCGGCAATGACTCTGGAAGGATTTCTGAGCGCTTGCGGATGGCAATAAAGTCGTTATCACCCAACGGAAGCAGGGCTTTAATCGCTCGTAGAAACAGCGCGTAATCAGAAAGATCTAATTCTTTTTCGAGCCTGTCCACAGTTATTTCGGGGCGGCGAGTCATCCCAGGAAATGCCGCTTTATTAATTGGGTAGTCAAACAATCTTGTGCCAATCTGCTGATCCATCTGATTTACAAATCCCTTAGCCATTGAATTAAAAATCGTCATAGCAACTTTAGACGCGTCTTTCATTGCCGCAAAACTGCCTGTTCCAGAAATTGACGCAATTCCAATAAATTGAAAACCCATTAGACTCAATTTCAAAAGCGAGTAAAAACGAATCGCTTCCTGAAGTGCTTCAGCCGCCGAAAAGCCCGAGTCAATAATGTCTCCTTTGATGCCCTCAGGCCACGCAGCATAATTGCCTTCTTGCGCCGTCAAGATTGCACGAGCCGCCTTTTTTATTTTTTCTTCGTCAAATTTTCCCTTTTCAACCTCTACGGACAGGTGACCGGCGGAGTGCTCAAAACCAACCCCTTGAATAAATTCGAATCCATATTTAATTCGCTCAAGTCGCCAAAGTGACTCCATCGTTGCAAGCCCTTCAGGGTTGTCGGAATCACCAAACGTACAATGCAGTAGTTTTTCAATTGGAATGTTTATGACCGGGTTTGGAAGATCGTGTTGCTTAAATCCAAGAACCCGGCCCGATTTTTCGTCTATGTCCCACCCATACATTGAATTATAGCGTCGAAAAGCAAGACGGCGATAACCTATTAATCCATCGCTATAATTAGAACGCCACGGGTCTTTGTTTGGTGGCACCCACTCAGGATCTCGAAGACAAATCGGGGTTTCCCATATTCCAAAACCGAAAAATGGTACACGAGTCATGATGCTAGTGAGCCATTTATTTATACCGCCTTCAACGTCTGAAATTACTTCCCACAAAAAATCGTGTGCTTTTTTATCATCATCACTCGGCTTTTCCATCTCCTTGCCACCAGAGGTTTCGGGCAATGTAACACCAACCGTAAGAGCGGATGACCAGGCATCCAAAAGATTGCGCATAACAGTAATCTCGGGGTCGCTTCGCCACATATCGGAATACAGCTTGGAAACTTCCGGCCATTTAAGTTCCGCGGTGTAAGCTTCGTCTATTCTATCCGCCCACGTATCAATGCCGGCTGTGCCCATTTCTTTAAATCCGGCGCTTGCCTGTAATTCAACCATTTCGATTTCTTCTTTAACCGCCTGTGCTTTTCTAGCTTCGCTCGCCATTTTTCACGTCCTGTTTATTGTTTTAAATCCACTTATTCTTTTCTCGATATTGACCACCAAAATTTACATCGCGCTTAAGTTCCTTTTTGAACATTAACCAATCAATTATAAACCAAAGCTCGAAGCCCTTTACAATTAGCGTCCCGCCTATCTCCCTAAAAAGAAACCAAGAAGTCTGCATCTGTTTAGTTTTACTGGTCATTTTCACATCCTATGAAAACCCGTTTTTGAATCTAAGCCATTCTACAAAACAGCACCTTGTTTGATCTGGAAAGACCGGATACCTTTTGCGACGGTCATAAAGCCATGTTGCCTCTAATGGTTCAAATTTTGCAAGCCGTTTCCAAAGTTCCCAATACTCACTATATGATTTTGTTTTCATACTAATCCTTTATTATAACCCTAATCGCGAATTTATTTTCTCCACGGTTTTGACTCGACATATCCGTCTACGTGGCCCAATCCGGCATCTTCGATTGCTTGCCAAAGTGCTTCTTGTGGTTGTACGGCTGCATAAACCGCAAGCGCGTGTCCCCAATATTTATCCGCATGATGCAAGGCATTTCTTTCAGCATCATAAACATTGTTTTTGGAAGCCGTTATGGTTTTTTTAATTGAATGAATTTGATAGGCAATATCCCGATCCATTGGAAGCGGAACATTTCCTCGCTCAAATTGAAGTCTGGATTCAACCGCCAGCAATTCTTTTGATGGGTTTGTGAATGGGTACTCCTCGGCCTTCCGGGTTTTATCGCTTAGGTTTTCCGCTAACTGTGCGCCAATTCCGTTTGGATCAACAAGCACTTTTGTAAATGGCAATCGATTTACAACCTCGACAAATAGTTTTTCTTGCACATCATACTTTACTTTATCCAGACTAATCGAAAACCGGAGCGGAAGCTTATCATCACCCGTGCGCCCCAGAACCATCATTTCAGTAAGGTCTCGCTTGCGACCTATGTCAATCCCACCGACCATAACGTATTCGATTTCTCGTTTTTTCACCGCCTGATCAACAGCGTTTAGCATTGAATACGCCTCTTCAACATTGGTGGCGTGCCACCAAACATGATTTGGCTTTTGATTCATTTGGATCAGTTCCCAAGAAATGTATGCGGTTGTTTCGTCTACCCAGATACACTCATACTCTTGTTGAAAGTCCTCAAGAAACATATTCTCAAAAATTTCAATAAGCGCTTCATTTCCAAATGCCCTAACTCGCTCCTCGGTGAGCATAGATGGAGCTTCTTTTTTCGCTTTTGACACGTCCTTACACAATGATTTAATGTGCCACCACGGAATTATGAGTCGAACATAGCCGGGCCACTTCTTTAAACCCTCAGTTGCAATTTCCCAAAACAATCCTTTCGCACCAAACGGGCTTGACCCAATCCGCATATAGCCCCCACCTCGAATCGTTGACGGCAGGGCAGCTAAATAAATGTCGCGATCCAAGCCCTCTTGATAGTGCGCCATCTCATCAAGATAAACTCGGGTTTTTGCTTTACCACGAACAGGGCGGCAAGGATGAGAAATTAACCGAGATCCATTGTCGAACTCAATCATTGTCTGAGAATCGCGAACTATCTGGGGTCGCCATTGTGGATCTGTCGCCTCAACGATTGCCTTAGCATATCGGATTTTTTCTTGTGCTTCATCCAGATTGATACTAACAAAAATATGCGGCGTATTTGGATTCAATATTCCGTCAACAACCGCATCCATAGCGGCGGTAAACGACCAGGCAATTTGCCTTGACTTTACATCAATCCCAAAACGCTCTAAGTTGTTAAGGTACTGTATTTGAAAAACTTCCCACTTGGCGCCAGGTACGCCAGCAGCAGCAGGAAGATCAATTCTCTTTACTGCAAATTTCGTCTTCGCCGACTTGATTTGCACCCCATTATCCCTCTAACAGCATGACTTCTTTTAGGTTTTTGTCTTCGACTTCTTTCCATTTTTGAATATCTGCTAACGACTTGCCACCAGACGTAAAATCAGATTTCACGGGCGCATCTAAACCTAGAATCTCGCAACGCTTATTAATACACCACTGAACGCCAGTCAAGAATCTGGGGTCTCCGGTTTGCCCCTCCTCACGTTTTGTGGCCTCTTTTCGGAATGGAAGCATGTCTTCTTTCGTTTTACCAACCGCGATTGCTTTTTGGGTTTCGGTTTCTTTATCTTCGCGCGATTGCAACCAAGCATCCCAATATTCACACTCAAGTTGATCAATTTTTGCAAGTTCTTTCCCTTTCGCTTTGTCATAATCAACCAGCGACGATTTTACCCAAGCATCTTGTAATTTTGCGAGATCACGACTGATGGTGGGTACAGACAATTTTAATTCTTCGGCAATCTCCGCTTGCGACCACCCGCGCAAATACATCTCACCAATTCTTTTCGCGTCCCTCCTGCGCTGTATTTTTCTTCTTATTGTCCTTGCCATTTTTCACCTCGTTTGTTTTCCGCTGACATTTTCTGTCATAGATCAGCCTCGCTTGTCTAGTTTTTTAAACACCATGCCGTAATTGTTTACACCCTTTGAGATCTCTATGTCCTTTTTTTTGATGAGTTTATTGCGTCTAAATTGACTGTAGTCCACCTGATGTTGCCAGCGATTCCGTTTCCAGACCACTTTTACGAGATCGGGGTGCTGTTTTTGCAATGATTTCGCCATTTGAAGTCTTCCATCTTCTTTATAAAGTTCTTCTGTGTTACCACCTTTCATTCGCATGGTCGCAACTTTGTCTGCAAGAAACGCTTTAAACAAAACAGTGCACCACCCACCCTTTAATACCCTCAGCGACAAATCTGTGTCCTCGTTGTAGCGACCTCTCCACCTGTATTCAAGATCGTTTTTTATTAAAATGCATGAATAAATTCGTGTATTCAAAATAAAGGGGGGGGGTGTTTTAATTTTCTTGGCACAAACATTTCGTACTGCATTCCAGCAAGAGCGACATTTTCATACCTCTCAACAAAATCCTCCATCACCTTAAACACGGTTCCAGAACCAATCCTGTATTTTACATTTTTGTTTAGTCGATAAAAGTCCCTGATGTTGTCATCTAATATCCAGTGCCTTTTGGCTCCCTGGCTTATTGAGTGTTCCCAGACCCAATTTCGCACCGGTATTGATCCCTGCCCCAAATTGCTGAAAGGCAAAACCAATATGCTCGCCCTGTCAATTACCGCGGCGTATTTTTCTAGTTCTTGGGGTTCAACAACGATCTTGAACGGTATTTTTGGCTTTAGTAATGCCTTAACGGTTAATCTGGATTTCCACCTTCCTTTCGATATTACATAAACAGGAAACTCGGGATTCATTTTTGCCAGCTTCCCGTTAAACTCCACCCACTTTTAAAAGTTGGGCGCATTATTGGCTTAAAGCCAGCCAACTCAATTTTATTAATAATGTTATTTGCAGCCAACATCCAGGGTCTTTTTGATATGGGGTGAAATTCTAATATAATTGCCCTTAATTGAGGTTGAACAATATTGTAAAGGTATTCCGCCCCCTCAACATCTATTTTTACAACCGTTGCATTTTTCACCGCTTCTTCATACCTGGTGGCTTTCACCCGTATGAAACCGGCTTTTTTATACGACTTAGCTATGCTGTTCGTTACCCC